GCCTTCAAAGAACACGCCGATTCCTGGATACCCTCTAGCTTCAGACCAGACATCTTCCTTTCTTGGTGACCCCTCTTGCTGTGTACTAACAAAAACTTGACCATCTGCATTAACGCCGCCAGTAAATTGACCTGCGCTAAATTGTTCATAGTCTTTTGCTGACTCACCGCTAAAGCTCATTTGCCAAAAATAAGTTATGTCACCGTCATCATCTACCGCCTCTGTGAATTTAACATCAACTCCGCTAAAGCCAAAAGTAGGCATATCAAGTAAGTTTTTTTGCAAATTAAACGAAGTAGACTCTTGCTGCGCTAACCCAACACCTCCAGCAAATGTAATAGGTTTACTATCAACGCCCTCAACTGTAACAATATATTGCTGCCCTACGTCAAAATTAAGAAAGCCGAATGATTGCTTTTCAGTAACAGGAATTGGACTAAGAGAATCGTTGTAATCATATTGAGGTACGTTTCTAAAAGGAATCGTATCAGAGGTAAAAGCATCTGCTGGAGAAGTATCGTAAACATCTGGATCAAATAAGATCCGTCTAGGCGGATGATCTTCCTGAAACATCAACATTACATTTTCAGTTTGCGCGTCCCTTACTTGAGATACTTGCGTCGAAGTATAAGGAACAGGAATGTCAGCAACATAAACTGTATTTGCACTGCCTGCGTGTGGCGCTCTGTAAAATCTTGCATTACCTTCTGTCATCACAACTAAAAAATTAAAGTCATTAGCATATTCCCAATCAAATGTTTTAAGATTGGTTGTTAGAGCAGGAGTTGGAGGTTCATCAGAAAAATTAAACTCGCCGATGCTAACACGCCAGTTAGCACTATCTGCCAAATTAAGATCAACACGCACACGCCATTCTCTTTTGTCGGCAAGAGGAATATCAGTAATGTCGTAACGCTTACTTACAATTTTGCCAAATTCATTTGTAATAGAAATTGTTTTAAAATCTTCATAAGTTGCGCCAACTAAATTCTGAAGCGTTAGAGTAGCTGTTTTAATTTCTTCGCCACCAGTTCCATTTCGACTTAAATAAGCACTTTCTATCGTAACAAAATCCGCAGTGTAGCCTGCACCCAAATCATATTCAGCAACAGTGTATCCTGTAGCAGTGCCTACATTAGCATCCGTTGTAGAGTAAGTGTTTGGGTCTCCATCATTCAGTAAAGCACCATCTCCGCCATTGGGAGTTGAAGGGTTTACGGATGTTTGGCGATCATTACCTCTAAGGGCAACATCTATAAACTCTGTTCCAGGTCTGCGCTTAACACCACCTTGCGGAACAATAACTACGTTCTGAGCATCTTGTGCGCCTTTGTAGTATTGCTCTAAGTCAGTGCGTCCTAGAATTAATGGCGATAGCTCACCACTTGCAAAGCTACTTTGTTGGAATTGCGACTTAGGCATGTTAGACCCTTATAATAGAAATTTGTGCAGCGTAAGAGCTTGGAGCAAATGAAGTTGCAGCAGAAGCATCTAGCCAACCATCAACATCACTAACTGCCCAGTTAGCCTGAATGTAGTCACCAGCATTTAATTCCAAAGCAGCAGATACTCCAAGAGTCCCCAAGACATTATTATCTTTAAGTCCTGATCGAACTGACTTTGAATTACTTGCGCCATTGATAGTTGGGAAAAAGTAAAACGTCTTTGCGGATGCTGAAGAAGACTTGAGCTGCAAGTTGCCTTGAACCAAATAAGTACCGGCCTCAGTAAACTCAATCTTGGTGTTATCTGAGACATTACGCTTAATTGAACCATTCTCAACAGCCAAGTCCCAAGGAACTTGATAGGCAGTATCTGGGTCAGTAGCAGTCTGGGTAACGCTGGCAGTAAAGATTGCACTACCAATGTTAGGAGCAGTCATTGTGTCTCTTACGATTGCAACGGTATCCTGAGAAACAGCAGTTACACGCAACATAAAGGTGTTGGCAATAGACCTTACAAGAATAAAGTCATTTACGTTCAAAGACCCAAACGCCTCGCCAAAATAGTTATCAGGGAGGATGTCATCCCATGCGTCAGTTGTCTGGTAACTCCACCAAGACGGAGCTGTAGTGCTACCGCCATGTCGGCTGAAGTTATTAAAATTAAAAGCCATTAGAACCTCACGTTAATAAATGGGCGATCCTGGATTGCTACTTGCGGGTGTTGCTGTGAGTCAGTAAAGCGAGCCATACGACTAGCGTTAAGATACTGGTTAGCCAGTAACTGCATAGAAGTGGCACTGTCACGAATAGAGGGAGCAAAGTCCATAGCCAAGGCATACTCAATCATTTTGGCAAAGTATGCGGGCCACTCGCCTTCATCTGCATTAGCAATGTAGTCGCAGTAAAGCGGGCCACTGTAGTTGCAGTAAACTTTGTCACCAAGGATTTGGTATGGAACACTAGGGCTTAACTTAATAAGAGTAAGCATATCAGTCGGAAGCTGATAGATAGATTGCCATTCTGTACCAATAGGAGTATCGACAGTCAATGACAGTTGAGCCTGCTTGCGAGCAAAGCCCCAACGGAATTTAGATAGTTCGTTTTGTACAATGTTGTCGTACAAATTGTTGGCCACAGTCTCAGCGCGAGTGTTGCCTGATAAAGATGTTATAGGCAGATCGCCAATTAGAATAAGAGCATTAGAAATTAGCTGTATCTTAGAAGCCATAATAAACCTTTATTTGTAAAGAAAGGGGCCACCAAAGCAGCACCATTCAGTTTTACTACTTACGAATTACCGATTGCAGTTCCAGAAGCCATAGTAACGGTAGCAGCACCGTCATTAGCCACACAGAATGAAACAGTAAAATCGACAGCGTTAGTGTCAACTACAAGTACAACGTCACCAACATTAATTTCGTCCTTAGCAGGAACAAAAAAGTTAGCTCCAAGTACAGTAGCAACAGCTTCTTCAGTAGCATAAAGCCATACTGAACCGCCACCTGATCCGCCTACGCGGGATAAACCTGATCGTGCAAAAGCCATGATAATTCCCCTTATGCAGTTTTGTCGTATTGAACTTTAACGATACCAAGACCATCGCGTGATACTGCGCCAGCTTTGAGCATACCGTTACACAACCAAGAAGTGCGATCAGCAATCCAATCAACGTCAGTCTTGATGTCGATACCGATTGCAAGACCAACAGCGTCCTGAGAGAAGAAGTATGAATCAACGATGTCAGCAGCTTCAGTCAGACCACCTTCAGCACGATCTTCGATAACTACGAACTTAAAGCCACCGAAAGTATCAACGTCACCGTTGACCAGAGCTTTAACATTGTTGTAGTCAGAAGAAGTGATTTCTTCTTGGTTAAGCAGACCACCCAGACCCTGAGCATTGATAGCAGCATACAGGTTAGAGTTAGGAACGCCTTGAGCGCGAAGAGCTACTTGAGCTTCAATTACTTTCTCAGTAGTTAGGTTAGTGCCGCCTTCAACAACAGTACCTGCGTAAACAGTTTCTGCGTCCATTGCATCAATAACCAGCTGGTCACAACGACGACCAAGAGACTGTGCGATAGTGCTTGCAAGTTCCTGCTTCTCGTCAAAGTTTACGGTCTGAGCATCAAACATATCTGTGTACTCTGGAGCATTCCAGTTTTGCAGAGTTGCAGTTGCGAAGCCGTGAGTGATGTCCATAGGAGTTACTAGATCAGAAGTAGACTTCTGGTTAGCTAGACCCTTACCCATGTTACGGAATTTGTAGGTGTCACCTACTACGTTGTTTCGTACAGTTACAGCGCCTTTCAAAAGGCCAGCGTTTTGGTATGCGTGCTTAACAAGACTGTCAAACTCCGTTACCGCTACGGATGATAATACCTTACTCATAGTGATTTCCTCGAAAAAGAGTAATAAATAATATAAAAGTTTTTCAAGGTTTTAGCTGAGTACCCAGTAAATTGGTCAGCATTCAACCTAAATTTACCGGGCCTTAAATAGAAAGGGGTGTCCAGTGTGCCGATTATACACCTTTCACCCCATAAACTCAACTGCCGAAGGTACGGGTATGAGCCTTGTCGCCACCAAATTCCTGCATCATCTTCTGGATTTTGGCTTCATGGTTAGCATCAATGCTACGGAGGAGCTGTCCATTCTCGTTCTTCATAAACATCTGGGTTTCAATATCACCCCAAGTCATGCCTGTAGGATGCTGTCCACCGTCGATGGGTAGTTTAGTAGGTGCAGTAGCACGAACCAAATGCTCTACCAGCTCAATAGACTTAGCATCAGTTACTAGATCACGAACCACTTCGTAGTCGTCAGCATCTAAGTTGTTCTTTAGATAACCCTCAACATTCTTAATACGCTCTCCAGCATTGTCACCTAGTCGTGCAATCTCTTGCTCTTGGGTAACCTGTTCTACTGCTTCACTTTGTGCTGTCAACAATTCCCATGCTTCACCAAATGCTTCTTGGCTCATGTTAGTTTTGTCGGCAAACTCAGTTAGCTCTTGCAGTAGGGCATCGTCAGACTCAATTCCTTCTGGGCCTTGATAGCCATCTTTTGGTGCGCCAGTAAAACCACCGAACTTCTTCTCTAGCTCAGTATAGGCTTTGGCTTGTTCAGCGACAGACTTATACTTGTCGCCTTTGTACCATTCGGGTGTCTCGCCTGTACCCTTGATACCATCGGATAAAAAATACTCACCTTCACTTAGTTCGGGGGAGCTTGCATCCAACAGGGTTTCGCTTGTTGTTTCTTCTATTGCGGCCTGTTCTTCACTCATAATTATTCCTTACAGTATTTCAGCTTGTTGCATTTGGTTGATAATAAATTTAACAACTGCC